AGCATGAGTAATGTAAAATTAAAGAATTAATAGGAGAATTTTAAAATGGCATCAAGTTATTCAGATCTAGGTTTAGAGCTAATGGTAACAGGGGAAAACTCTGGTACATGGGGCGATAAAACAAATACAAATTTAAACTTAATTCAACAAGCAATTGCAGGATATGAAGAAGTTTCTATAGCAGGTGGAGCTCAAACAACTGCTCTTGCAATCACAGACGCAACTCTTTCAAATGGAAGAAATCAAATAATTAAATTAACAGGAACAATTACTGGAAATCAAATTGTTACTATTCCAGATAGTGTTGAAAAATCTTACATCGTTATAAATGGAACTACAGGTTCTTTTACAGTACAATTTAAAACAGTTTCTGGAACTGGTTATACTTTTGGTGCTACAGAAAAAGAAACAAGAATTTTAATATCTGACGGTACTAATATTGTTGATGCAGGATTTTCTTCTACAGCAATATCTGCAGTCGTAGACGATACTACACCTCAATTAGGTGGTGACTTAGATGCCAACGGAAACAACATTTTAATTGATAATGGTAATTCAATTAATGATGAGAATGATAACGAGCAAATTAAATTTGCAACTACTGCTTCTGCTGTAAACGAAATGACTGCAACAAATGCAGCTACAGGAAATGCTCCTGAATTATCAGCAACAGGTGGTGATACAAACGTAGATTTAAATTTAACACCTAAAGGTATTGGAAGAGTAACATTTAATGGTCAAGGTAAAATTCAAAGTGTTGCAGAAAAAGTTACAACTGAAGCAACAGCTGCTACAGGAACTGTAAACTATGATGTTCTTACACAAGCAGTATGGAATTTTACAACAAATGCATCAGGTAACTGGACTTTAAATATTAGAGGTGATGGATCGAACACATTAAACTCAATTATGGATACGGGTGAGTCAATTACAATAGCTCATATTGTTTCTCAAGGTGGAACAGCTTATTACAACTCAGCAGTACAAATTGATGGTAGTGGAGTTACTCCAGAGTGGCAAGGTGGTGCAGCACCAACAGCAGGTAATGCTAGCTCACTTGACGTATACACATATACTGTTATTAAAACTGCAGATGCAACGTTTACTGTACTTGCAGCTCAAACACAGTTTGCGTAATAACAGGAGGATAGAAAGATGCCTTTATTAGGATCAATAGGAGCAGGATCAGCAAGAGGTTTTGGCAGAGGACTTGGCAAAAGATTAATAGCTGTTGATTATTTAGTTATTGCTGGAGGAAGCACAGGAGGAAAACGTCACGGAGGTGGTGGCGGAGCAGGAGGTTATAGAACTTCTTTTCCAGGCGGAACAAAAATCGATATAGAATCAGGACAAACAGTTACTGTCGGTGCTGGAGGAGTTCATCCAGGATCTAGACCATCAGGTGGTGCAGCCACAGGTACTGATTCATCTATAGATTCATTAATAAGTTCAACAAGCGGTGGAGTTGGCGTAGGTTATAGCGCTCCAACTACATTATATCCAAATTACATGAATGGAGGAAGCGGCGGTGGCGGTGGCCATGGCGGTCCTCAAGGAACAGGCGGAACTGGAAATGCAGGTAGTTATTCTCCACCAGAAGGAAACAATGGTGGAAATGCTCCAGCTCTTCACGGTGGTGGAGGCGGAGGATCTTCTAGTGTTGGAAGTAATGCAGGTCCAGGTAATGCAGGTCCAGGAGGTAATGGTACTGCTAGCTCAATTACAGGAACTCCAGTTACTAAAGCTGGCGGCGGCGGTGGCGCAGGATTTAATGCTCCGCAGGGATCCGGTGGTCCTGGAGGCGGTACTCCAGGTACTGGTACTCCAAACTCTTCATCTGCACCTAGTAATTCAGGATCTGGATCAGGAGGAACAGGTGGATCAGGGCCACCTGAAGACGAAGGAGTTCCAGGTAATGGTGGATCAGGATATGTTGTAATAAGAGTACCAGCAGCTAATGACCCAGGAACTTTATCAATTGCACCAGGCACCAATACTATATCTGATGATGGAGGAGATAAAGTTTGTGTATTTACAGTATCAGGGAGTTTAAGTTTCTAATATGGCACACTTTGCAAAATTAGATGAAAATAATGTTGTAACAAAAGTTGTTGCTATAGGTAATGAACATGTTTCATACAATGGAGATCCTGCAGGAGAAGAATATTGTTCTAATATGTGGGGAGGAAAATGGAAACAAACTTCTTACAACACAAGAAAAGGAATACATTATAATAGTGATGGAACTGAATCAGCAGATCAAACTAAAGCTTTTAGATATAATTATGCTGGAAAAGAATGTACTTATAATGAAGAATTAGATGCTTTTATAGCACCTAAACCTTATTCATCATGGACATTAGTTTCAAAAGAATGGACACCACCCATTGCAAAACCAACGTCTTATAAAGATATAAATGATAATTGGATTTTAGAATTTTGGGATGAAGACAATCAACAATGGAAAGGAAATCCCATTGTAAATGAAAATCTTGATACAAATACAGTATACACTTGGAATCCTGATACATTTTCTTGGGCTTAATCCATAGACTTTTTATAAAAAAAATATATAAACGCTTTAATGAAAGCAATAGTTGTTGATAATTTTTTTGATAACTTTAATAATATTGAAAAATGTTTTAAACAAATACCTTTATATGATTTAAAACAATATAATAAAAAGTTTCCAAAAATTGGAAACTGGCCTGGATATCGAAGTACTGATTTATCTATAGTAAATCCTTTTTTATATAATTTAATTATTAAAGAAATATTTGATAAATTTAAAATTGATTTTTTTACTTCTGCTAAATTTATAGAAATGAAATCTGTATTACATTTAAGAACAGTTAATTCAGGTGAAGATTGGATACACAAAGATACCTCCCAAAAAACTCTATTAATATATTTATCTAAAACTAATTTAGAATCAGGAACTTGTTTGTACGAAGAAGATAATAGTCCATCTACTATTGTAAAATTTATTCAAAATAGAGCTTTGTTATTTGATGCTCATGTGAAACACAGCTCTTTACTCAATTACGGAAATGATATAAATGATGGAAGATTAACTATAAATTGTTTTATAAACAGTAAGAAATGATAGATACAATAAAAGATAAATATTTTTATTTTGAATCAGGTTTATCACATAAGTTTTGTGATGACGTAGTAAAACTAGGTGTTTCATTAAAAGATAAACAAGCTATGGTCAGAGGTTTAGAATTAAATCAAGTTTCAAAAAAAGAAATCAAAGATATGAAAAAAAATATTAGAGATTCAAAAATAAGTTGGACAGATGAAAAGTGGATGTATAGAGAAATTTTACCTTTTATAAATTTTGCAAATACAGAAACAGGTTGGAATTTTCAACATGATTGGATTGAGTCTTTACAATTTACAAAATATAAAAAAGGTCAATATTATGGTTTTCATGCAGATACAATACCAGAACCTTATACTAATAAAGGAGAATCTCATAATGGTAAAATAAGAAAACTTTCTTTTTCATGTCAATTAAGTGACCCAAATGATTATGAAGGAGGAGAATTAGAGTTTGCAATACCAGAAGTATTTAGTAATGAAATAAAAATACATACCATTTCAGTAAAAGAATTTTTACCAAAAGGATCTATTATTGTATTTCCATCTTACATATGGCATAGAATTAAACCAATAAAGAAAGGAGTGAGGTATTCATTAGTCTCTTGGGTGCTTGGATATCCATTTAAATAAATGAAACAAGATTATATTCACTTAAAAGCTGTTATAAATAATAATATGTCTAATTTTTTATATGAGTATTTATTATTAAAAAGACAAGTATTTATTACATTGAGTAATAATAAATTAATATCCAATTTTAATACTGATCAAGGTATGTGGGGGGATGGACAAGTCGATAATAGTTTTTGTATTTACGGTGATCCTGTTTTTGATTTGTTATTAGTAAAAATTAAACAAGTTATGGAAAAAGAAACTAAACTTAAATTAATTGAAACTTATTCTTATGCTAGAGCTTATCATAAAGGAAATGAATTAAAAAAACATATTGATAGATTTAGTTGTAAAATATCAGCAACTATGAATTTAGGTGGTGATCCTTGGAAAATATTTTTAGAATTAAAAAATAAAAAGGTAAAAAATTTTGATTTAAAACCAGGCGATATGTTGATTTATAAAGGAGATAAATTAAAACATTGGAGAGAACCTTTTGAAGGAAATATCTGTGGGCAAGTTTTTTTACATTATAATGATATAAAAGATATACAAAATATTTATGATGGTAGACCACATTTAGGTTTACCAAAAGATATAAAAATAGAAAAAAATGTGGATAAATAAATTTAAAAAGCATAAAGTTTTAAAAGAAAAACTTTTATCTTTAATAGATAGAACTCCAGAATCTAATATAGATAAAATTAATAAAACAGATTATTTTTCTAAAAGAAATTTAGAAGAAGGTTATTTAAAATTATTTTATCCTCATTTAATTAATCATTTAAAAAATTTATTACCTACATTTAAATCACTTAAATGTGAAGTGCATGGTGTATGGTTCCAACAATACATAAAAAATAATATACATGATTGGCATACACATGGTCATAGCAATTATGCTGGAATTTATTATTTAGAATTACCTAATAAAAGTTTAATAACAGAATTTTTGGATGAAACTAAACCAAATATAACTGAAGGAGATATATTGATTTTTTATGCAAGTAAATATCATAGATCACCTTTAAATAAAACAAACAAGAGAAAAACTGTAATATCTTTTAATTGTAGTTTTTCAGAATGGAATGGAGAATATTAATGATAGAAAAATCGAAAATAGAAATGGAAAAAGAAATAGAAGATTTAAAAGAAAAAATACAGATGGAAAAAACTGTTAAAGAATCTGAAGTTATTTTAAATAAAGAATTAAAAGAACATAATACAAAATTAGAATTGTACATAGAAACACAAAGTGAAATTATACAAAAATATGCTGCTAAAATTGCAAGACTAGAAATGTATATTAAAAAATTAATTTCATAAATGAATGTAATTAATTTTAAAAGTGAACCTAAACAAACTCCGTTTGCTCCAGAATGGAATTACTATTTAGCTGAAGACCATATTGTTAATGTAGATTTTAACAATTTACAAAAATTCTTAAAAAATAAAGAAAAAGAAGTTTTAAAATTAAATTCAGAAAGTGATGGCTATACAGGTTTAGGACCTAATTCTACCACTGCAAAACATGAAGGTTATAATATTTTTAAATGGAAAAATAGTGAAATTAAAAAAATAAAAAATGATATAATTGATTTACATAATAATTTTTTAAATTATTTAAAAATAAAAATAGAAAAAGAAGTTTATATTAAAGGTTGGTTTAATGTTATGAAGAATAATACTTCTATAGCAAAACACTTACATAATGTAACTCCTTATTGTTATTTGTCGGGTAATATATGTGTAAGTTGTGATGATACATCTACAATTTATATAAATCCCATAAATCAAATTAATGATCCTGTAACTTATGAAAGTAAAAATGAAACAGGTAAAATAATTTTATTTCAATCAAATATACCTCATTACACAACAGTTCATAAAAGTGAAAAAGAAAGAATTACAATTGCTTTTGATATTATGTTGCATAAAAGAAATTTAAAAAATTTAGTAAAGTTAATATGATTAAGAAAATTATTATTGTTGGAGGAGGTAGCGCTGGATGGATGACAGCAGCTACTTTAGAATCACAGTTTCCAACTTATAATATTTCTTTAATCGAATCAAAAAACATAGCTACAATTGGTGTAGGAGAAAGTACACTTGGACAAATAACAGATTGGATGCGACTATTAAAAATAGAAGATAAAAATTTTATTAAATATGTGGATGGTAGTTATAAATTAAGTATTAAATTTACAGATTTCTATAAAAAAGGAGAAGCTTTTCATTATCCTTTTGGACAACCTTTTATAAAAGATAATAAAGCAGAAATTAATGATTGGTGGTTTAAAAAAATATTATATCCTAAAACACCTTATTCTGATTATGCGGATTGTACTTATCCATTACAGATGGCTCATGTTAATCACAACACGTTTGATATAAATGAAGTAACTAGAGCATATCATTTTGATGCTATTAAATTTGGTTTATGGTTAAAAAATAACTATTGTAAAAAAATAAAACATATAGTTGATGATGTTGTATCTATTGAACAAAATGAAAATGGAATTGTTTCTTTAAATAATAAATATAAGGCAGATTTATACATAGATTGCACAGGTTTTAAATCTTTACTATTAGGAAAAACTTTAAAAGAACCTTTTGAATCTTATGAAGATATTCTTCCAAATAATTCTGCATGGGCTACAAGAGTTTCATACACTAATAAAAAAACACAATTAGTTCCTTATACTAATTGCACTGCAATTCAAAACGGATGGGTATGGAGAGTACCTTTGTGGAGTAGAATTGGAACAGGTTATGTGTATTCAGATAAATTTGTTTCGGATGAAAATGCCTTAAAAGAATTTAAAAGTCATTTAAAAAATAAAGAAAAAGTTCTTAATGTTGAAGAATTAGAATATAGAAATATTAAAAGCCGTGTAGGTATTCACAATAGACTATGGGTTAAAAATGTGGTGGCAATTGGGCTATCTGCTGGATTTATAGAACCTCTTGAAGGTAATGGTTTATATTCAGTTCATGAATTTCTAATAAAGTTAATTAGAAACTTGCAAAGAGATGAAACATCTCAATGGGATAGAGACAATTTTAATTATCAATGTAAACATTTATTTAGAGAGTTTGCTGAATTTGTGGCATTACATTACGCACTATCTCATAGAAATGATACTTCATATTGGAAACATTGTTTTAATAAATCCTGGGATGAAAGTTTAATAAATTTAAAACCAGTTGCTTTCAGTGGTTTTAACAATGCTGTATGGAGACGTACTTATGATTTTAAATTTCATAATTATACAGGACTTCATTGTATAGCTGCGGGCATGCACTGGGCACCTACTGATAAACAATCAATAATTAAAGAAGGTCGTATAAATGAAGAAGACTTTAAAAAAGAGTTTGATCCTTGTATTCAAAGATTGAATGAAAGAAAAAAGATTTTTGAAAAACATGTAAAAACAAAACCAAGTTTATTTTTAGTTTTAAAAAATATATATGAAAACTAAATATGGATTTTTTAGATAGATTAACTAATAAAAAGATTCCAAATCAAAACACAAAAGCTGTTGAGTTATGGGATGTTGAAGGTATTATAGAGGGAGTATCTAATCAAACATTTAAATTTGATTTAAGACCCTTAAAGAATAATATCAAAGGGGGTTCTTTTAAAACTAAGGCAGATAAAATAGTATATGATTTAAAAGATCAATGGATTATCGTTGATATTGAAGAACTTCACACTTATTTAAAAGAAAATAAGCTACAAAAAGTATATTTACAAGATTTGCTATCCAAGCTAGAGTGGAATATAATACTACCAAAATAACAATATAGCTAATCTATACTAAAGACTAAATTTACTGTAAAATACGATTATGGCTTTAACAAAAATACCATTCAGACCAGGATTTAATAAACAAATAACAGATACCCAAGCTGAAAATGTATGGGTTAATGGCGATAATGTTCGTTTTAGATATGGTCAACCTGAGAAAATAGGGGGATGGTTACAAATAAATTCAAACACTTTAATAGGGGTCGCACGAGCACAACATGTCTTTACTGATTTAGATGGTCGTAAATATGCAGCAATTGGAACTAATAGATGTT